GGCGGCAGTATGCGTCTTCAGTCTGGATGGACATTCGAATCGACCGCGTTTTGAAGTTTCGAGAAGCCAAAGACGGAGAAGACGAAAAACACGTTCATCCGTTGCAGTTGGATGTAATTGAACGAGCGGTGGTGATGTGGTCGAATCCGGGTGAAATCGTCCTGACCCCATTCATGGGCGTAGGGTCTGAGGTGTACGGGGCGGCAATCAATGGCAGAAGGGCAATTGGTGCCGAACTGAAGCCAAGCTATTTTAATCAGGCGGCATTAAATCTTGAGGCCACGGAAGAGGTCGTGGCAGTTGCTTCGCCTCGATTGTTCGAGATGGAAGAGGAACTTGAGGAGGTCGCAACATGACGCAACTTACCCTCTTTGACACCCCCGCAAACATTAGCCGCAAATCAGACCCAATAACCAGCCAGAAGTCAGCCGTCGAAACAGAGCTGCGAATTAACACGTTACAGGGGTTCGTCCTGCAGGCAATCAAGAACGCATCAAAACCAATTACGGCTAATGAAGCGGCGCACGAAGCGGCTAAGCAATACGTCGCGAACATTGAAACGTTTCGCAAGCGCGTGCGTGAACTGGTCCGGATGGATCTCGTAAAAGAATGCGAGGATCGCAAGTGCAAAGTTACTGGCAAGTCAGCGATGACATTTCGAGCAAAGGAGCAGGCATGACAGCAAACGTCGGCAGACCACAAAAAAGAACACCACCGATCCCTCCAGCAGGGTCGCGGCTGACCGTAATCCGTTACATGTTTACAGTCTCCCAGTGGGACAATGCAGGCGGCTATCAGGTTTGGCGGTGCCGTTGTTCATGCGGAGAAATTGTTGACACCCATCGTTCACGCATTCAAAGCGGCGGGACAAAATCGTGCGGATGCTTGCGTCGTGAGATGGCTCGGGAGCGAATCAAAAAGGCTCAGGACGCTCATGTTGAGGCGGCAAAACAAAGGAGGCTGGCAAATGCTCAATAGCTGTCTGGCGTTTTTCGTGATCGTCATGCTTGGTTGCTTCGCTGCTGGCTCGTGTGAGATTGTCAGCGAGCGGGCTGAGCGGAAGCGGATTCAGAAGCACATCCGTGAGAAGTATGGAAGGACTTACTAATGAAGCGATGCTGTATATGCAAAAAGAAAAAGCCAGAGTCTGATTTCGGCCGTCATGCAAGAACGCATGAGCTAACAGCATCATGCCTGACGTGCATGAGCAGATCGGATGCAGATAGAGACAGCCGCATTAACAAGAGGAATTTCAAGCCGCTTGATAAGTACGTGGAAGACTCGATGCGGATCGTCGATTTCCTAGAAACAAAACAAGATCACTAACCGGCGAGAGCGAGGGTTCACCGGATTTTCAAAAGCGGTCGACCGTGAAACGTCGCTAAGTCGAAGGAATCGAACCGCGTTTTTACTCCTGCGAACAGTCACCAAGGGTTCGGCGTTCTTAGCAGTCACGTCGAGACTGTTCGCAGGTTTTTTCCTTAATTAGACGGAGCGAATAATGCTAGTGCTTAGCCGGAAAACTGAAGAAGACATTCTGATTGGTGATTCAGTCGTTGTGAAGATCATTGAGATACGAGGCGACAAGGTTCGTATTGGAATCGAAGCGCCAAAGGATGTTCCCGTTCATCGCAGAGAAATTGCGGAGGCGATTGCGAGAGATGGCAAAAAGAAAATCTAAGCGGCTGCACATGCCTACCGATCGCAAGCCAATGACGCGAGATCCATCACTGGAAGAGATTTGGGGCACGGAAACAACGATGGGAATGGCGGAATCGATCCGCATGGAACGGCCTGTTCTTCCAGAGAACAAAGGCTTGTATCGGCCGTCACAGATTCGTGAGTGTTCGACGCGAATGCTTCCGAGTGGCAGCGGCGTTTTGAGGGGGCAGGGATGAGCCGCAAAGCGAAGACAGACAGAGTCCCGAGAACTCGCGCCGGTGGCGAGTGGACTGAAGCCGCCTTCTGGGGGTTCATCCGCTCCGGTCTTCGTCAGTTATCACGTCGATGGCCTCCGTTAGTGAGGCACGCACTGAATGTTGTGAAGCGTAAAAGTCAGAGCGAAAACAAAAGGCTGAAGTGGGAATTTCAATGCCAGCGATGCGAAGAATGGTTTGCACGCAAAGAAGTTGAAGTAGATCACATTGAGCCATGTGGCTCATTGAAATCATTTTCCGATCTGAGCGTGTTTGCCGATCGGCTGTTTTGCGAATCGGATGGTTTGAGAGTGTTGTGTTCTGAGTGTCATTTGAAACGGAAAGAAGAGAAATGAGGATCTTGAAAGGTAAACAGGGCGGACCACGTCGCGTTTTGTTTCATGGGACGAACTTTATCGGAAAGACAACGTTTGCCTCGCAGGCGTTCGGCGGGGCGTTGCTCGCTAATCTTGAAGACGATCGAGACGTTGACATGGATAAGACGCCCCCGATTCGAACGTGGGACGAGTGGCAGGAGTTTTGGTTGCATTGCGACACAGCGGCCGCAAAAGGTGAGTTTCCCTATCGCTGGATTGCCATCGACACAATCGACGCTTTGCAGCGGATCATCGAAAAGCAGATCTGCAAAGAAAAAAACGTCGAAAGCATGGCCGACGACAAGTTTAGCTATGGCAAGGGCAACAAGTTCATTGAGGCGATGTGGGACAAGATCAAGTTCCAATTGGACTGGCTGCACACTGAACGCGGGCTGGGGATCATTCTGCTGGCACACAGCGAAGCCGTGAAGATCACTCCGCCAGATGCACCGTCCTATGAGCGGTGGGAGCCGTCCGTCTGTGAGTTCGCTCGTGATCTGCTTTGCGACTGGTGCCAGGAAGTTTTCTTTGGATCGTTCCGAACTTACGCAGTCAAAGAAGACACCGGATTCAATCGCACTCGAAACATTGCGGCGGGTGGCAGCGAGCGTTTCGTCAGGACTCAGCCAACGGCTGGAGTCCGCGCCAAGAACCGTTTGAACATGCCGGAAGAAATGGTTGAGTTTTCGTTTGAGAAGTATGCAGAGTTTTTTGTCCCGAGTGAAGTTTTGAAAGGTAATTGAGATGGCTGATTTAGGTGGATATGACGCATCGCAAGTGAAGGACAGCGAGTTTGAGGCTTTGCCTGCGGGCGAGTATCGCGCTGTCATGACCGAGAGCGAACGCAAGAAAACGAAGGACGGCGCGAGCGAGTTGTTGCAGGTCAAGCTGCAGATCGTCGACGGCCCGTTTAAGAATCGAACCGTGATTGATCGGTTCAACCTTTGGAACAAGAATCCAGAGGCAACGACGATCGCTCAGCAGCAGTTCAAAAAGGTTTGCGAGGCTCTCAACATTCCGAAGCCTCCTGACTCTTCAGCCCTGCACATGAAACCGCTGATGATCAAGCTGGCTGTGAAGGAATACAACGGCAACAACCAGAACGAAGTGAAGGGCTACAAAGCCTGCCTTCCCGCTGCGACTGGTGCCGTATCTGCCCCCGCAACGACCGGAACCGCTGGTAAGCCTGCTGGTTGGTAAGTCTCACAAACATAGGCGCGGGGCAACCTCCGCGCCTTTTTTATCGACGGAGGAAATGCAGATGCAATGCCGAATGACGCTGACAACTGAGGTTCAGCAACCATGGCCAGCGATGTTGGTGAGTCACATTCAGGCCGACATCAAAAGCAAAAGCAGGCCAGTTCAGGAGACAGTGATTGTTCTGTTTTTGGAACCGTGGCAGGTCAAACAAATGCAAGGTGATCAATGGATCACGGAGATGTGCGGGAAGCTGCGGTCGCAGCATGGAATTACTTGTTTCGATATCAAGGTGGAGGCGATCAATGACAGCGACGACTGAACTCACGATGACAGACAGGGCCGTGCAGGAGCTGTCGACATTTAATGCGATGATTGAACAGGTTTTGCCTTATGGTCTTTTGACCGTGGCAGAGGCCGGAATCGGACAGGTTGAAGAGGCTCACAAGTTCGTCAAGAAACTAAACGCGAACATTGAGAAGAAGCGAAAAGAACTCAAGGCCGACGCTCTGGAATACGGGCGGACGGTCGACAGCATCGCGAAACAGTTGACTGAAAAGGTTGACGGTGTCGAGGCAAAATTGAAGGCCGAACGCGACGCCTTCGACGCTGTCGAGAAAGCCGAGAAGGCTGCAAAGGAAGCTGAGAAAGTCGCGAAGAAACAAAGCCGCATCAATGAGATGGTTGCCAATAGCATCGCCATTGATTGGGCTGCGGCTGAGTTTCCGGAAGAAGAATGGATGTGGTGGTTCTCTAAGGCAAAGAAAGCCGCTGCGGAGCAGGCCGCGATCATTGCTGAAGAGAAACGCATCGCTCAAGAATTTGAGGCGAAGCAACGCAAGGAACGCGAAGAACTGGCCGCGAAGATGGCTGAAGAGTCGAAGCGACAGGCCGAAGAACTTCGCATCCGCGCGGCCGAAATGGAAAGGCAACGACTGGCTGACGAAGCCGCCTTGGCGGAACAACGCAAGGCCATGGAGGCAGAGCGGGAAGCATTGCGACAGCAGCAGGAGGAACTTCGAAAAGCAGCCGAAGCGAAAGCCAAAGCCGAACGCGAAGCCGCTGAAGCCGCAAGGCTCGAAGCACTGAAGCCGGAAATTGAAAAGGCTCAGAGCTTTGCCGAGTGCATGATCACGGACGCTCAGGATTCTCTGATTCACCTGGGGAATCCTGAGTGGGGTAGCGATGCGATGCACGCAATCAGGAACTGCGGCGCAACCATCATCTCATTGGTGCAATGTCGATGATCGACACCTACGACAAAAAGACTGGCGACGGCAATTGGCTTCGCCAGTCTCTTCAAATCTTACAGGAGGCAACTGAACGTGTTCAGCGAACTAAAAGCCAGATGGCTGAAGAAGACCGGGGAGCCAATGCCAGCGGAGATTCTGCGACTACCGCTCAAAAAGATTTGCAAAGCCGTGATGCTGGTTGAGGCTGGCGTAACGGTTGTGGTCCCGAAGGAACTGACGCCAGCCGTCAGCGATGGCGTTGATTCGATAACAGAGTGGGATTCGCATAAGGAGTTTTGAATGCTGTCCCCTCGATGGTATCAGTCACAAGCCAACGAAGCCGTCTGGAAGTATCTCAATGAGAAGTCCGGAAACTGCGTTGCAGTTCTTCCCACCGGAGCAGGAAAGAGCCTGCTGATCGCTCTGCTGATTCAGCAGGCTTTGGAGTTTGGTGGGCGTGTGGTCGTGTTGGCCCACCGAAAAGAACTTCTTCAGCAAAACGCCGACGAGATCAGGGGATTGATTTCGGGCGTTGATGTCGGGATCTATTCAGCGGGCCTAAAGTCAAAAGAGATCCACAACGCAGTTGTTGTCGCTGGCATTCAGTCCGTGTTCCGCAAGGCTCCAGACTTGGGTCGCAGGCATCTTGTGATAGTTGATGAGTGCCATTTGATCAGCGACTTGGAAGAGTCGATGTATCAACAATTCTTTGCAGGCATTGAACAGCCTGGACTCCGGATTGTGGGCCTTACGGCAACACCGTTCCGCACGGGCTCAGGTCCAATCTGCGGACCTGATCGCCAGTTTCATCGGATCGTTTTTGAGGCGAAGACGGCTCAGCTAATTGCCGAGGGTTTTCTCTGTCCGATCACCAACAAAGTCGCAGACGCGGAAGTTAACACTGACAAAGTCGGACTTCGCGGTGGTGAGTTCGTCGAATCGGAAATGCAGGCGGCTTTCGATGTCGACGAAAAAGTTCAGGCCGCTTGTGCGGAGATTCTTGAAAAGACACAGGGCAGGCACAGCGTGCTGGTCTTTGCGTCCGGTGTTCATCACGCGGAGCAGATTGCGGAGTTGCTTCCTGACTCTGCTGTCGTCACTGGCGAGACGCTGCCAATCGAACGAGCGGAAACGCTGCGGAGATTTGTCGCGGGCGAGCTTCGCTTTTTGGTAAACGTCGATGTTCTCACCACAGGCTTCAACGCCAAGTGCGTCGATGCAATTGCAATTCTCCGAGCGACGATGTCGCCGGGGCTTTTCTGTCAAATGGTTGGCCGCGGGTTGCGGTTGCATGAGTCGAAAACCAACTGCCTGCTCTTAGACTTTGGCGGGAACATCGCTCGGCATGGTTCAATCGATGACGAGAACTTTGGGCGGTCGGAAGGTAAGGGCCGAGCGTGTATCGCTGCTGAAAACGGACGCGGGAAGAAATGCCCGTCTTGCGAGCTGGATGTGTCGCCATCAACAGTCGTCTGCCCTGAGTGTAATTTCATCTTCCCTCGTGAGCGGGAACTGAAGCACGACACGACAGCGGATGAAAGCAGTCAGTTGACTGGCTCAATGCCACCGGAGGAATGGGACGTTAAAGACGTTGTCGTTCGGGTCCATACGAAGAAAGACGATGCCGAAGCTCCGCAGACTGTGCGGGTTGATTACGTCTGCACCAAAGAAGGCGAATCCGGAAACCTCGCAACGATCACAATCGCTGAGTGGACCTGCCCAGGGCATCAAGGGTTTGCACGCTCGAAGTTTCTGGCATGGTGGGACGCTCGAAGTCTTTGCGATCCACCCGACAACGCAACGGACGCTGTGGCCCTGATCAACATGGGCGTCTGCCGGAGGCCGGTCAGGATCACGACGAAGAAGGACGGGCGCTGGCATCGCATCACGGAGTGCTTCTTTGAATCGGAGAAGCCGACGGAGTTGGCACAGCAGGAAGAGACAAAAGTTTTCAGTGGGGTGGATGATGACTGTCCGTTCTGAAACATCATACAAGATCGACGATAACACTCGGGTTATCTGCGGGAACATGCAGCACAGAAGATTTGCTTATCTTCACAAAAACGATCGGCAGAGACTCGGGTTGCTTCAGGCTCTAGACATGAAGAACGCAAGAGGCCATCTCGGCAGAGACTTCATGATTCAAGAAACATGGCTTTCAGACGATGAGGAAGAGTCCGTTGGATTCGACTCAGAAAGAAGGCGAGAGATTGTGGCAAGTGTTTTCCACGAACTTGTGATTCCGAAAGAGCCTGAGCCGCAACATGTTCTGCAAAGTCGCAAGAAAGAAAAGGCAAAGTCGCAGTCGTCTAAGACAGGAAATGATGGCGATGCCTGCTTGCTCGAAATTATTCAAAAACTTGAATCGAGAGTGAGGGATCTTGAGCGAGTTATTTTCGCTGAGGTTTTGCGAGTTGAAAAGCCAATTGCGACACGTAACCCTTGGGCGAAGCAATAATGAATGACTACGATCGCGTTCCGCAAGAACTAAAAGACCTAAAGCGATGGATGCTGTGGAACTACAACAGCAAGGGAACAAAGATTCCGCTCAGGCTCGGCGGCGATGCCGGAAGCTCCACAGATCCGTCTGCATGGTGTGCTTTCGATATCGCGGTTGATTCCTCAATCTATTATCAGGGCATCGCCACGGTTATCGCTGAGCCGTACACGGGCGTTGATCTCGACAACTGCTTGACGGAAGACGGGGACTTCCGCGACTGGGCTTTGCCGATCATCGCAAGGCTTGACGGGATTGCTTACACGGAAATCTCGCCAAGTAAAACAGGCGTCAAGTTTATTACGAAGGCCCGCAAGCCTGACGGGTTCCGCTGTCTTCACAAGATCAATCCCGGCAAGGACGACAAGCAGCAGATTGAATGCTACGACCATGATCGATTCTGGACGATCACGGGCGATGTCTACAACGGCAATGATGAGATTGGTGATGGGCAGGCCGTTATTGACTGGCTGTGCAAAACTTACCTGAGCGGAGAGCAGGAGAAGAAAGGGACCGTTAAGCATGAGCCAGCGCCGCCAAGGATTGAAGCCGAATCGCTGATGCAACGCGGGGCGAAATATGTTGAAAAAGTTCCGGGTGAAGCGAAAGGAAATCTGAGAAACGCAGCGTTTTCTCTGGCCGGTCATCTGCATTCGATGAAAGATGAGTTTCACGCTCGTTTGACCGATGACGAAGTGTATCAGTTGCTCTGCGACTGGAATCAGAAAAACAATCCGCCACTTCGAGACAGCGAGCTTAGAGAGGCATCCGTCAACGGTCGCAAGAACGGGACGCCACGCGAAGACAAGCCGCCGATGGCTTTGATTCAGCAGTCACATTCTCACGTCGATCTAAGTTTGATCCTCAACACGCGGGAAGCGGCAAAGACGACGCTGGAGCCATTCCCGATTGACTGCCAATCGTTGCCGGGATTCCTTGGGGATCTCATACGCTACAACCTGTCGACTGCTCACTACCCATTGCCAGAAGTCGCGATGGGCGCGGCGTTATCGCTCCTATCGACGCTGACCGGCGGCAAGGTGTCTGATCGCGGAGCGAGAACCAATCTGATGATTATCAGCCTAGCTCTTTCGGGAGCTGGGAAGGATCACGGGCGGAAGCTCAACCGCAAGATCCTGAGATTGTGCGGTGGTGATCGGATGATCGGGCCAGAACGGATTGGAAGTCATGCCGGGATTCTGTCCGCATTATCAGAACAATGGAACATGCTTTTCCAAGTGGATGAGATCCATCATCTGGCAATGGCAATGCAGGACCGATCAAGTCCGCATCTAGTCCAGATCGCAAGCGTGCTGATGCAGGTGTTTTCATCCGCTGACGACATCTGGACCGGCGACGCTTACGGTGATCGGGCGAAGGTAAAAACTCTGCACTATCCTCATCTTGTTTTGCACGGGACTGCAGTTCCTCAAGATTTTTGGGAATCGATGACCGAGAAGAACTTGACCGGCGGGCTGATTGGCCGCTGCCTGATCTTTGAGTCTTCGAAGTATGTGGATTATCAAGATCCATCCAACGAACCGATCCCCCAGTCAATAATCGATCAGGCGGCATGGTGGCTGCAACTGAGGACATCAGCAGGGAATCTGGCTGACCAGTCGGACGGATCGTCTCCAATCTGCATCCAGAGAGACGAAGCGGCTCACGCAAGGCTGCACGAACATGCCGTGAAGATTTCCAAGCGGAGAATGACAGAGGAACCAATCACGGCGGCAATTTGGTCGAGGGCGGCGGAAAAGACCGTCAAGCTCGCAATGCTGTTCGCCTGCTCTCGCGCGTCGGGTCAGTATGTTCCAACGATCCAAGCGGAAGATGCCGAACTTGCAATCCGCCTCAACAACTGGATCACGCGCAAAATCCTCCAGCAGGCCGATAGGCACGTTTCAGGCAGTCCGTTCGGTCAGATGGTCAATGAGATGAGAACGCTGCTCAGATCGCGTCCAGGGGAATGGGGGATGAATGAAATAACTCGACGAACGCAAAAATTGAAGCCAAGGGACAGAGCCGACATCTTGGCAACCTTGATTCAATCTGGCTGCGTTCAGCAAGGTGAGAGGGAAACTGGTGGGCGATTAGCTGTCACGTTTCAGGCTATTGAGTGATTTTCGATAGTGTACAAAAAGCCGTTTCGGACAATCGAAACGGCTTTTTTTGTTCATGTCGGATCTTGACGGAAGTTTTCGAAAAATGACCCTTCCGTCACCTTCCG